TTTCATACTTATTTACACACAGCTATGGTAAATAGATTAAAAACGCTGTGGATGCAAGCTAGTAAAAAACTTCATGGACAAAGTTTAGATGCTACAACAAGTGACTCTGACGGAGAAAATAGTTTTAAATTAAGTGACTTTGTAAAACAGTTAGATGAAAACTTAGATGAGGTAGAATTTATAGATTATTTAGAGTCTTTAGATTTAGATGACGGTGAAAAACAATTTTTAAAAGACAAATTTATGAACAGGACTATGAAGGACATAGAACAAAACTTAAAACAATTAACAAAAGTAAACACTGTCAATGGTGAAGAAAGTGTGGTAAACTACTCCATATACAAAGTAAAAAAATCTTTGAGAAACAAAATTAACGAAGAGAAATAGTATTGGAAAACTTTAATTTTATAGAGTCTGCGATCATATTTGGATTATGTGATGCCGGCAATTATAAACAATTTACCTATAATCCTAAAGACTTTGCTGAACATGGTAAAGCATATGAGTTTATACAAACATACATTGATGATTACAAAGAGTTCCCTACATCAGAGGTTTTAGTTGAAAAGTTTGATTCATTAAAAACAGATGCACAGTCAGTAAATTTTAATTATGCATTAAATGAATTTAGTAAACAGGTTATGTTCAGGCATATTATATCTGTATTCCAAGACAATAAACCATTATTGACTGATAACCCTAAAAAAGCATTGGGATCTATAATGGATAATTTAAATGATATTGAGATACTACATGATTCAGATGTAAATCAATATGATACAGGAGATCTAGATAGATACGAGGAATGGAAAAAAAGAAGCTCTGTTAGACAAATGGGTGATGGTATGATTGGAATTAGGACACCTTTTCATTTGATCAACTCTACAGGTGTGGGATGGCAGAAGGGTGATTTGATCACTGCATATGCTAGACCTACAGTTGGAAAGACATGGTTATGTTGTAAATTAGCTTCAGATGCAATCCTTAGTGGTTATAAAACTTTATTAGTATCTACTGAAATGCCTGTTTCATCGATTTCTTTAAGGATGGATGTACTATTAGCACACTCTCAAGGCTATGATTTATCGCATACAGCACTTAGAACTGGGCACAGTATTGATGAAGAAACATATAAAAAGTTTTTACAGGAGACTAACTTTAAAAATTTACTAGTATGTGATCACATTAGTGGGGAAGATAGCATATCCTTACCAAGTATAACTAACTTAGTGCGTAAATATAAGCCTGATGTTTTGATTATTGATGGTGTGTATTTAATATCAACACAAGATAGAAACAAAGCGGCATGGGAGCAATCACACTCACTATTTTATGGTCTAAAGACAATGGCATTGTCAACTAATACCACTGTCATAGCATCAACTCAAGCAACGAGGGACGCCGCTAATATGTATACACAACCTACAGCTAGTCAAGTTGCGTTTGGAGATGCTCTAATCAGGGCATCAGATGTGGCAATATCTATGTGTATGGTTGAAGAAGAACCTAAATTAAGAGAAATAGCATTCCAAAAATATAGAGATGGGGACTTAGGTGGTAGGGATACACAATTTGTATGGGATGTTGACAAAGGTAGAATAGAGGAGGACAATGAGTCGTTTATCTAAAAAATACAAATGCGGTAAATGTTCTGCAAACGGAGTTATTAAAGTGGGACTTACTATTATAGACCCTAACTCATTATTGCTTAAGCCAGTTTTAGGTTTAGTAAAGAACGATCCATATTGTTTTCAATGTGGTACGACATTTCCTGAAGGGTTTTGGAAAGAGAAAGATGGTTTTATATACAGGATATCAAAGAACTAATATGGATTGGGCAACAGCATTGACAGATATGGGGTTGTCTATACCTGTAGGGGATAGTCAAGTATCTATTTTATGCCCGTTTCATGAAGACACTACAGAATCTTGTTCTATAAATGTAGAAAAAGGTGTATGGATTTGTTTTGCAGGATGTGGGCAGGGACATCTTAAAGGGTTTATAGCAGACTACAAAGGGTGGTCATATCAGCAAGTACGCGATTATTTAGATAATTATAAGGGTAACTATAAAGATGATTTATTTGACTTTACCATGGAAGAAGAAGATAAACAATTACCTGAAGTTACTATACCTTATACACTAGGAGCTGTGCCCCCATGGATATTTAATAGAGACTTTACTAAAGCAAGCATGAAAAAGTGGAGATGTGGTGTTACGGGCAGGAATGGATTAGTATTACCAATGCTTGATAAAGATGAAAGAGCAGTTGGATGGGCTATCAGACAAGAAAAGATAATCCCTAAGTATTTATATTCTAGAGGACTACAAAAATCGAAGATATTATTTGGTCAGCATTTAATTACCCCATCACAAACACTTTGTGTGACTGAGGGACCTTTAGATACAATGTGGTTAGACCAGCTTGGATTTAAATCTGTGGCTATATTAGGTGCAATTATGTCGAGGAAACAGCAGGAATTACTATTGACACTACCTGTAAAAGAGATTATACTATGTTTAGATAATGATAAGGCTGGTACAATTGGTCGTAATAAAGCATTAGATATGTTGAGAGGCAAGATTGCACTATCTTATATAAAAATTCCTAGCGAATATAAAGATGTGCAGGATATCAGATCTTATGATATACTACAAAATGTAATAAACAATAGACAATACTGGTAAGGAGGATAATATGTCTGGAATCGGTATGATACAAAATAATATTCAAAGCAGGACTGCAAGATCTACTCAGAACACTGAGAGCACAGGTAAAGAAATCTGGTTGAAAGATGGTGATCAAGTATTTATGAAATCCATTGCAACAGGTGACGAGGGCGACATCTTTTTAGATGAGTTCTATGTGTATGAATTTCAAAGCGGTGTGGATAAAAGTTGGAGAAGTGTGTTGGTAGTTAACGGTGAACCCGTTGATGATGTGCCAAGTGAAGCCCTATACTGGGAAGATGGTGGCAAAAGAAAGCTTCCTCGACACAAATTTGCACTATGGGTGTATGTAACAGAAGTTCTACACGCTGAACAACGTGATGATTCATGGGAAGAGATTACAAGCCCTACGGGTAATAAACTTTATAAGGAAGTCGTCAATGACTTTAAAGTAATGACACTCTCTTTTGGTGCTAATAACATCAACTGGAATCAATTAGTAGACGTTTACGGTGACAATGGAGCACTTGATAAGTCTGTGATAAGAGTAAAAAGAAGAGGTAGTAGTCTAGATACAACATATACTATTACATCTACTAATGGTAGCATTGAACTACCAGAAGATAAACAAGCAGAGGTGGCTAACCTCACACCGATCAAAGAGTATGTAGCTCAAAGATACGGTAAATTTGAAGCATCTGACACATCCGTACCTGCTAATGCAGTTACAGTGGATGATGAAGATGACGATATGCCCTTTTAATGGGGACCTCCATAACTATGCAGCCCTCAGTTGATGTCCTACTGGGGGTTGCGACTAATCCAATGATAGTAACATCCGACACATTCCAGAAAACTATAGATTTATTTAATAAGTCAACTAGTACAGAGTGGATTATTGACGTTGAGACTAATGGATTAAATCCTTATGACATGCATCAACTGTGTGGTATAGGGATTTCTACTACAAATAATAGTGATGACATATATTACTTCCCATTTAGACATCAATCAGATGAACCTAATTTATCTCAACTTGATTTGCATAAACTTGCAGAGTGTATAAACACTAAATGTAAGACCTTAGTAGGGTACAATGTAAAGTTTGATGCGAAATTTTTAGAGAATGAGGGTTTTGCCATAGATACTATGGACTTAGTTGATGTACTGGTCATGGTTAGAATGACTGAACCCACTACTATAAATCAGCTTAGTTTAACTGATACTATAATTAGAAGTTATGGTGATGAAGCAGGACAATATGATTTAGATACTAAACAAGTATTACGCAAAAATAAGTGGACTAAAGACTTTTCATTAGCTCCTCCATCTGTATTAGGACCATATTGCATCAAAGATGTAGAGTGGACACGGAAAGTTTACTTTGATAGGTCAGCAAAACTAGAAGAAACTAAACAATCTGACTTGTTTAAGTTTCAATGTGATCTAACTAAAGCATTGTACACGATGGAAAAACGTGGGGTGCCTATAAACAATGCTTATGCTAAGATAGCATATGACAAGATGGTTACCAGAATTGATGCTCTTAAACAGCAAATATATGAATTAGCAGGGGAAGAGTTTAATATAAGTAGTCCAAAACAGATAGGAACGATATTTAATGGCATGGGGGTACACTCTCCTGCTAGAACAAGCACAGGTGCAGAGGCGTGGAATGAAGCAGTGTTAGTACAGCTTAACAATCCACTCGCAGGTTTAATTAGACAGTATAGAACACTCGATAAATATAGAGCTACTTACATAGAGCCTTATATAGACATGCCTGTACTACATACTAACTTCTGCAACTGGGGCACAGTGACGGGTAGATTATCATCACGGAACCCTAATCTACAGAATATACCCAGAGATGTGGTATATGTAGAGGATAGAGAGCTAACTGATAGTGATAAAGTTGATATAAAGGATAGAGTCGCCGCATTAATCTCAAGTAAGGGTGGTAATTCACAGACTGAGTTGACTGATGATGTCCTTAAGACGTGGAGTTTCTTAGGTGGAGATAAATTTAACCAACATGACTCACGACAAGTGGCTATAAGACATTTATTTGTACCTAGACCGGGGTATAAGATGGTTGCATACGACTATTCGCAGATGGAAGTGCGTGTATTTATGTATTATGTTAACAATGACGAGATGAATAAACTTATGAAGCAAGAAAATGTAGATTTTCACGGTGAAGCGGCTAAAATTGCATTTAATATTGAAGAATCTGACCCTCAGTTTAAGTTTTTTAGACAATTAGCCAAATCAATCACGTTTGGAGTGATATATGGCATAGGTAGAGACAAATTATCCATGCAACTTAACACTACTCCCGTTGAAGCTGCTAATTATAAGGCAACATACCTTAATAACATGAAGGGATCTAAAAGATTCTTTGATGCAGTGGTTAGAACTATTAAAACTAGAGGCACGGTACGCAGTAGGTATGGTAGAATATATAAAGTACCGAGTGATTTTGCATATAGAGGAGTTAATTACTTAATTCAAGGCACTAGTGCTGATATAATGAGTGAAAGAATGGTTGAAGTACATAAATACTTGGAGAATAAGAAGAGTAATCTATTGCTACAAGTACACGATGAGATTATATGTGAGATACATGAGGATGAATTTGATGATGTTGCACCTAAAGTTAAAGATTTAATGATAGAAAACACACTTAATATACCTTTAGAAGTAGATATGGAGATCTGTGATCCATCTTGGGCGATAAAAAAAGATGTGGCAGACAAAGATAAATTTAAACTAGAAGAACATATAGATTGGGACTAATGAAAGTAACAGCAAAGAAAAACGAAACATTTGAAAAACTATTAAGACGTTTTAAAAAGAATTTACAAAAAGATGACACTCTTAATACTTATAGAGAAAAACAACAGTTTACCCCTAAAAGCGTAAAGAGACAACAACAAAAAGCAAATAAGTTAAGAAAGAGTAGGGAACAAGATGTCTAGTAAAGATATATTCCATTGTGAAGAAAATGATGATGAAGTTATATATTATGACGGACTCAAAGAAGCATTTATAGGTTTAGGACATCAACAGTTTAAAGGACCTTACGCTGTATACGATAGGGAAAAAGCGATAGAAATAATTGCTAGAGATATTTATAGTGAAAAGAAAAAAGATTACAATTTTGATGATATGGATCCAGAGACGCAATTAAATGTTGTACAAGCAGTAGGCGATGAAGCTTATGAAGAAGCGATGGAATACTTTGAGTACAACACTGAAGGAGCGTGGATGGGAGATAGGACACCTATATTTGTAATGATGAAACACTTATTGACACCAATAGAACCGATAGAGGAGGACTAAATGGCAGCAGCAGGATGGCAAAACCCAAAAGCCCCATATGATTTTACACAAGGAATGTGGAATGACTACAATAAAAATTATTCAAATTTATCGTGGGAAGAATACATGCAAATGACAAAGTGGGGTATAAAAGAAATAGTAGATAAAACACCAGATAAACCTAAACAGGAAAATAAAAAGTATAGTTTTATAGAAGCATATAATAGACCTGTTGAAGAAGCTACTGACCCTGTACATTATCATTTTGATATAGAACCCTTTGATTACATACATGACAATCAGATGGGTTTTGCAGAGGGAAATGTGGTAAAAT